CTAGACAGCGTGAGGGCGACACCGCTACATACAGCTACATTGATAACCTGAGCCGAGCCATCAAGTATACGGGTGAAATCCTGGTTGACCTGATTCCAAAGATTTACGATACCGAACGGATTGTCCGTGTGCTTGGTGTTGATGGTGGCGAGAAGTGGGTTGCCCTGAACAAGGCCGTGATTGACCCTGCGACTGGTCAACTGGTTATCGAGAACGACCTGACGGTTGGCAAGTACGATGTTGCCGTGACTGTTGGCGCGTCTTACAACACACAGCGACAGGAAGCTGCCGAGGCTATGTTGCAGATGATGAATAACCCTGCTCTTGCCCCTGTGGTTGCTGACCTGTTGGCTAAGAACCTGGACATCCCGAACAGCGATGAGCTTGAGAAGCGCCTTCGTAAGATTGGTATCAAAGCCGGTGTGATTAGCCCGACTGAGGATGACATGAAGCAAGGTGGCGATGACATCGTTATGCTGCTTGAGGAACAGAAGGCTCAGGAAATCCAAGCCCTGACCATGCAGGCCGAGCAGGTGACCGCAGAGCTGTCTAGCCAACTTGCCGAGGTTAAGGCTAAGGCTGACAAACTGGCTGTGGTGGTTGAGCAGACCAAACTGGACAAAGAGAACGACCAGGCTCGTATCCTGCTTGAGCGCGAGAAGCTGCGTCTTGAAATCTACAACGCTGAAACCAACCGCATGAAGCTAGAGTTAGACAACAAGCGGATTGAGATGGATGCCGACATCAAACAACAGCAGATTGCCCTGAATGAACAGCAGTTCCGTGGCGAGATGGCTCTTGAGCTTGCAGGCAAGATGTCAGGCGAGAACATACAGGTGAATACCACCGAGAGCGAACAACAGTTAAACGAATTGGGCAGGTATGACTGATGGACAACTTTACCGCCCGTGACATTGGACAGGTTTATGACCAGTATCAATGTGGGGATTCAAATTATCATTTGGATTGGCGGTGCTGCCCTGACCATTATTAGTATTATGACTAAGTTATTTGGGTTGATGAAATGAAGGTTTTGAAGGGGTGGAAAACCATAGCTTTTAACCTGGCTGCAATTGCCATCATCCAATGGGCTGATGTCGAAACCGTGGTCAAGGGCTTTGACTGGCTTGATGACAAGACTGCGGTTCAGATTCTCCTGGTCACCAATGTTTTCCTGCGTCTGATTACCACCACGGCTGTCTGGGATATGTGGAAGGACAAGAAAGATGAGCAAGGCTAGGGTGTTGCTTGTTTTCCTTGTATTACTGGTTTGTGGGTGCGAGTCTAGGTATCGGTACGCCTGCCAAGACCCTGAAAACTTTGACACCATACATTGCAAAAAGGACTGCAAGGGCGATGGCACTTGTCCGGCAGATGTCTACGGAGACCACTTAAATGACTAGATATACAGACAGCGAACTTAAGGCGCGGATGCGCTTTATTATTGGCATCGCCCTTTCCTTCACCCTTTGCGTCATTGTCTGCGTGGTGCTGTATTCCCTAGTCTTTGTGACTCAGCCGATTGGGGCTCAGGCCCCGAATGATGCAGAGTTTTTTAAGCTCATCGTCCCCATTGCCACCTTCCTGACTGGCATACTGTCTGGGATTATGATTGACACGAAATCAAACAACGGAGAAAACAAAGAATGAGCCTGGCATCTTTACAGTCTAAGATTGGCGTAACGGCAGACGGAGTGTTCGGCAAAGGAACACTGAAGGCTGCGATGGCCTATTACAAGCTAACCCCTGTCCAAGCTGCTCACTTCTTTGCCCAGACCGCCCATGAATCCGGCAACTTCAAAGCCTTCTCTGAGAACCTGAACTATTCTGAGGATGGCCTGCTTCGTGTGTTCCCTAAATACTTTGATGCTATCAAGGCAAGGCAGTATTCACGGCAACCTGAGCGCATTGCTAACCGTGTGTACGCTAACCGCATGGGCAACGGCGATGAGGCAAGTGGTGATGGTTGGAGGTACAAGGGTCGTGGGGCTTTGCAACTAACGGGCAAATCTAACTATAAGGACTTTGCTGACTGGCTTGGCAAGTCTATTGACCCTAACAATGTGGCTGATGAGTATGCCTTTGATTCTGCCAAATACTTCTTTGACAAGAACAAACTGTGGGGAATCTGCGACAAGGGTGTTGACGATGCAACCATCCTTGCATTGACCAAGCGCATTAACGGCGGTACTCATGGACTTGATGACCGTAAGGCTAAGACTAAACTTTACTATGGTTGGCTGACTTGATGATTCCTGTACTGACTGCTTGGAACATTGTTAAGGACAACTGGCGCATTGCGGTAGTGGTGGTTGTGCTGACGGCTATCTTTGCCCATGCTTTCTTTGGCTATCGGAAGGTGGCTCGATTGAAGGAACAGGTAGCGGTCTACGAGGCTGCTATTAACGAATACCGGCGGTTGGGTGACGAGCAAGCTAAGAAGGCCGTAGAGCAGGTTAAGGTGGTCGAGAAGCTCGTCTATATTGAGGACAAGAAAAGGAAGGAAGCTGATGAACAGATTAAGGTTATTTACAGGGACAATGCAGAGGCGCGTGATTGGGCTTCTACCCCTGTTCCTGATGCTGTCGCTGACCGCCTGCGCGACTACTGAAGTCAAGGTAGTCCACAAGCCCCTGCCTGCCGACCTTGTTGGTGTGCGTGATGTATGCACATTGACCGAAGCCGACCCCCTATTAAACGCTGACCTGGTTGTTGCATACTTGGATTGTGCCAGTAAGCTGAAGAAGGCTAATATGCGGTTTGATGCAATACAGGAAATCACGGGGAAAGAGTAATGTCTAACTGGCTGCAAACTGTCAATCGGAATCTTGGTGGTCAGAGGGGCGCAAACTTCGCTAAGGCCGGTGTTTCCCTAGCTACCGGCAATCCATTGGGTGCTGTCTACTACGGCATTAAGGGCTTTAACACACCGACACAAACTGGTTGGGGTAGCGCAATCAGCAAGACCCCGTACAATCAGCCGATTGGTGTCCAAGACTTCAGCAATCAAATCCCGTCATTGGCTTCTAACCTGTTCACCCCGTCTATCCCGAAGGCCGACTACGGCACGACTGCCCAAGATGTCAGCAACACCTTTAGCGCACCTACTAGCTCAGGCTTAGAGATGGCTCAAGAGGAAGCACCACAGCAGGCAGCACCGCAGGTAATGGACACACAGACGGTACGAGCTACCCCGACCAAGATGCCAATGCCTAGCGACCTAGATTCACTCATGGCTTCGCTTAATCCGCAGGGTATGGGTGGTTATCAAAGCCGAGCAATGCCTAGCCCAATTAACCCGATGACTTCCAACAAGGGTTACTTTGACATGAACAAGGCCGGTACTGTCGGTGGCAACTACATTGAGGGCGCAGGTTGGATGACTGACGCTGCAAAAGCCTTTGGGCTGAAGCCTGAAGATTTAGAGTTCCAAGCCATGATGAACCAACGCATTGCAGGTATGTATGCCTAAGACGCAAGCCAAACGAGGAATGTCCCCAAGAGAGCTTGATGCTCTCAGGAAGCGGTATGTTGCCGAGCAGAAGCAGGCAGACTCCGCATCCAAGTGGCAGCTTGCCAATGACATTGTTTCGGGCATTAACGACATTGTGGGTCGTGGAGTAATAGCCCCTATTCTTGGTATGCCTGGCGACATCAATCAGGCAATTTATGATGCAGGTGCTTTTGTCAACAACAAGATTAAGGATGTTGAAATTGCGACTGGCATGGTCAAACAGCCTAGATATGTGCAGCCTACTCAGGGTAATGCCTACTTAGGCTCTGAGGACATCGGCAACAGGATGCAGCAGGCAGGTCTTGTATCGTCTGAGCGCAGACCAATGACCGAGTTAGCTGCAAGTCTGATTAGTCCTAGTGCTGCTGCAAAGACCGCTATCAACGCACCTAAGACTGCCATGAATATGCTGCGCATGGCTGAGAACCTAGAAGCCCCTTCCCGTGGTGTGCGTAATGCTCAGGGTATGTATATCCCCCGTGGTCAGATGGGCGCAATCGACTTAGGAGTTGAAGGTAGAAGCACCGCAGGCTAAAGCATTGCGAGAGGCTCAGATTAACGCTGCCAAACCAGTAAGTGAGGGCGGTCTTGGCCTGCGTCCTGACAATACGCCAGAGGAAAGGGCGGTGGCGATGGGGTTTGATGCGGATGCGTATCATGGGACTGCAAGCGACATTTCCCAGATTGACAAGAATATGCTTGGGTCTTCTACTGGCGCAAACAGCGCGAAAATGGCGTTTTGGGCGGCATCCGACCCAGAAACAGCCGTGGGGTATTCGCATTATGCGGCTAATTCAGCACCAGTACGGCGACTGATAGAGCAGGCCAACACATACGAAAGACTTGCACAGCGTGGAGGTCAAAACTCCCCGTGGTGGGATAAGTACGATGAAGCATTGCAACAGGCGGATGAATTTGAAGCAATGGTACGAGAAAATAGGCTTAACGGTCAAAATGTATTACCGCTAAAAATCAACACTCAGAACGCAATGATTGCTGATGCCAATGGCGCAGAGTTCGTTGATATGGAGGGCGGCGTTAATCAGATGCTCAGTAAGGCAAAGCGGGCAAAGATGGACGCGCTTATTCTTCAGAACCTAGCTGACGATGTTGGGCGAAACGCAAGGCCAGCAACGCATTACGGGATATTGAACCCGTCCGCCGTCCGTTCCCGATTCGCTGCCTTTGACCCTATGCGCCGTGATTCTAGCGACATAATGGCAGGTATTGCCCTGCCCGTAGTAGCTGCCCCCGTTATTTCCGAATCTGATAAAAAGAAGCGGAAAGACAAAAATAAATAACACACAAAGGTGATTTATGAACGATAAAATGATGAAAATGATTGAAATGATGATGTCCAAAAAGGATGGCAAGGAAGCCGAGGATATGGAAGAAGGCTACGAGGAAGATGAGGGCTATGAGCAAGACAAGGTCACCATCAAGTTTTGTGGCAAGGATGCGCTAAAAAAGGCACACGACCTGCTGATGTCTAGCTATAAGAAGTAATGTGCTAAATACTGCATATATTGACTATCAGTAATATGTAGGGCAAAACACAAACACCTACCAATGGGTTTCATTGGGCATAAATCTTAGGTATTCCTATGCAAATTGAAAACGAATCCGTGTTAGATAACACCGCATTATCCGAAGCTGACGCACAAGCTGAAGCAGAACAGGCAGAATCGGAAACTGTCGAAGCTGAAGATGACTCTGACTCCGATGAGGGCGAGGATGCCCCCAAAAAGAGTAAGAAGATTCAGAAGCGCATTGATGAAATCACTAAAGCAAGGCGAGAAGCAGAACGAGAACGCGACTTTTGGCGACTCCAAGCTGAACAACGGGCTGCGGCAGAAACCCAACAATCTGTTGGACAGAAGCCCACCCTTGAGCAGTTTGACTACGACCAAGAGCAGTATCTTGAAGCCCTGGCTGACTATAAGCTGCAAAGCAAGCTGGCAGAAAAAGAAGCCCAGTCACGCACACAGCAAGTAAATCAGCACGAGTTTCAAGAGGTTCAGCAGTTTAAGCAGCGCGAGTATGAGGTTATGTCGGAGTTTCCCGACTATCAGCAGAAAGTGTATGCAAACGATGTCCCGATTACCGACACGATGGCAAAAGCCATTCGCATAGATGAAAACGGTGCAAGGGTCGCATACTTCTTAGCTACCTATAAGGATATTGCTTATCGTGTTGCCAACCTTTCACCAAGAGAACAATTCCTGGCGATTGGCGACATTAGTGAGAAAATCAACCAGGCAACAAGTGCATCTGCTGCCGGTAAAGTATCAAATGCCCCTAATCCTGTTCCATCTGTTTCATCCCGTGGTGGTGCTGTATCTAAGTCACCAGAAAAGATGTCAATGGATGAATGGATGAAGTGGCGAAGCAAACAACTATCTAAACGCTAATCAACTTCAATTTTCAAAGGAATAAGTAATGAGCAATACCATTCTCACCCCTGATATGATTACTAAGGAAGCCCTGCGCATCCTTCACCAGAAGGCCAACTTCATCGGCTCGATGAACCGTGCCTATGACGACTCGTTTGCCCAATCCGGTGCTAAAATCGGTGACAGCCTGCGTATCCGTCTGCCGAACCGTTATGTTGTCCGTACCGGTGCTACCCTGTCGGCTCAAGACACCACCGAGCAAGCAACCACCCTGCAAGTTAGCACCCAAAAAGGTGTTGACCTGAACTTCACTTCCAACGAGCTGACCCTGTCCCTTGACGATTTCAGCAAGCGCATCCTTGAGCCTGCTATGGCTCAATTGGCTGCTTCTGTTGAATCTGATGCCTTCAACATGGTCAAAGATGTTCCGAATGTGGTCGGTGCTGCCGGCTCTGCCACTACCTTCAAGAATGTCCTGGAAGCCCGTAAGAAGCTGTCTGATAACCTTGCCCCGACTGCCGAACGCCGTCTTATCCTGAACACCCAGGACAATGTGGACTTGGTTGATTCGCTGAAAGGTCTGTTCCAAGACAGCTCGACCATTTCGCAGCAGTATAAAGAAGGCATGGTCGGCAAAACTGCCGGTTTTGATGCCATCTACGAAAACACCCTGATTCCGAACTTCACCAATGGCGCAGGCGCAGGTTACCTGGTCAACGGTGCTGCTCAGTCGGGTGCTTCGCTGATTGTCGATACTGGTACTGGCGCGATGCCGAAGGGTACTGTGTTCTCCATTGCCAATGTGTTCGCGGTTCACCCTGAATCCCGTCTGTCTACTGGCATTGTGCAGCAATTCGTTGTGACTGCCGACTACGCAGGTGGCGCAGGTACTGTGTCCATCTATCCGAGCATTGTGGCTTCGGGTGCTTTGCAGACTGTCAACGCTGTTCCGGCTGACAATGCTGCCATCACGGTCTACAACACCGCTTCGGATGTCACCACGACTTCGTTGGCCTTCCACAAAGATGCATTCACCTTCGCTACCGCCGACGATGTCAACAACGATGCCTTCCCGTGCCGTCTGGATATCCTGTACGGTTACAAGGCAATTCGCCCACAACTGGCTTGCCGTATCCAGTCCAACTAAGGGTTGTTTTACATACCTTTGTAGTAATAAGATGGGGGGTAGAAATACCCCCCATTTTTTAAGGGAAGATTATGGTAACCGTAGGTGATTTAATTAAGGCTTCGTTCTATCGAGCCGGTATCCGCGACAACAGCCAAGAGATTGAGGGCGATGACATTACTCGCGGTATTGAAACCCTAAACCTGCTGATGCACCGACTTGAGGCTGATGGCCTTGAGATTTCATGGGTAGATGTGACTACCGCAAACGATGTCCTGTATGTTCTAGACAAGCACAAACGGGCAATGATTTACATCTTGGGCATGGACTTGCTGTCCGAGTATCAGCTTGAGCCGACTCAAATGTTCGCTGCTGCTGCCGATGATGCCTATTCGACCATGCTGCGCGATGCCTACGCAAATGCCCCTGTGCTGAACAATGTTGACCAACTGCCACAGACTTATATGTATTTCACCATAGTGAATGGGTAACAAATGGCTCTCACACCTGTCAACATACTTGGCGGTTTTTACACAGACGACACCCTGCCCGTAGCGAACCAGGATACGGTCAACTACATCCCTGAGATTGTAGAGGTTGCTGACGGGGCGCGTAGTCCTGTCCTTCTAAAGACCGTTCCGGCGAATAGGGCGATTACCCTGAACTCGTGGGATACTGGCGCGACACAGGCTACACTTGTCGTTGATAACACCCTTTACATTGTGGTTGACGGGGCTTTGTTCCGTGTCGGCTTTCATGTAAACAGCGCGACCATGTATCCGGCAACGGGGGCTAAGACTAGCGTGTTTGGTTCGGGTCGTTGCTACATGGACTTCATGCAGAATGGTACTGGCTATGACATCAGCATTTATAGCGGTCAAAACGGCTATGTCTACAACACGACCAATGATACCCTGACGCAGATTGAGGGCTTTGGTGGCTCATTAGCCTGTAACTTCCTTGACCAATACATGATTGGCGTGAAGCCTGATGGCACATCTTGGTTCACTTCTGATGTTGCAGACCCCCTGACCTTCAGCGCATTTGACCAGTATTCATCTGAGGCTTCCCCTGACCGCATTGTGGGCTTGGCTGTCACAAGCCGAGAGGTTTGGGTATTTAAGCAAAGCACCATTGAAACCTTCTACAACGCAGGCACTAGCTTCCAACGCAATAACGGTACGGTGATTCAGCGCGGTTGTGCTGCACGAAACAGCATCCAGGTTATTAACGGCACACCCTTTTGGCTTGGCGATGACGGGTCTGTTTACCTGGCTAACGGGTATCAACCGCAGCGTATCAGCACCCATGCTATTGAGGCCGAGATTGGCAAGTCACAGGACATCTCTACGGCTCACAGCTACTTTTGGGAATCCCGTGGTCACCTTGTCTACTGCCTAACCATTCAGGATGGCATGACCTTCTGCTACGACATCAGTACGCAGATTTGGCATCGGCGCGAATCCTTCGGGTCTAACAACAGCAATACTTGGGATGTCGTGCGTGTCGGCAACAAGCTGTATAACATCAACCGAAACGACAGCAATATTTACCTGTTTGATTGGGACTACTACCGCGATGACGATGCAAGTAATATGCTTGTGTGCAAGCGCAGGTCACAGTATTTCCACAATAACCAACAATTCCTACGCTGTAACAGTATGCAACTGGTAATGAATACGGGCGATGTGCCTGCCAATACCACGAGTGAGGTGCTGTTCAGATACTCCGATGATTATGGTCGCACATTTAACAACTACCGCAAGGTGACCCTGGGCGATGTGGGCGCATACAACAAGAAGCTGCAATTCTATAATCTGGGGCGCATGGAAGTCCGTCTGTTTGAGATTTCCACAAGCGGTAATAGTAGGCGTGAACTGATTGCTGCGATTCTTGACCTGACGCAATGATTAACCTTCTGCCCCATATCCGCATCAAGTTTATTAACGATGACGGGACTCCAACTAAGGACTTCTATGACTTCCTTAGAGAGCTGAACGCGACTCAGATTCCTGTGGGCGGTATCATTGCTATTCTGTCGAACACCCCACCAACGGGCTACTTGGCAACAGGCGCGACTTACAGCCGAACCCAATACCCGAAGCTGTATGATGTATTAGGCACAGAAACTATCCCTTCGGTATCAGACGGTATGTACCTAGCGGATGCAGGTGCGTCTGCGGTTGGGTCGTACTTCGGGAACAACACACTTGGCCTGCTTCACACCCATGCCTACGCAACCGTAGCTTCAGGAACAGGGGCTACCGTGTCAGGTGCTAATCAAGGAAACATGGCTACCGTTGACAATCGCCCTAGAACGCTTGGTGTGCGGTTTTATGTGAGGGCTGAGTGATGCACCAGTCTTATGACCAAAACGCGGTACAGGCGATTCTAGACGGTTCTAGCACCCATCTGTTCAAGGTCTTTGATGACAGCATCTGCCTGGTCAACGATGAGCATACATTTGTGGCGACTGTCAGCCCGTCAGATATTGATGGTGTGCATAAACTATA